TTATTTTCAACGAGGCTCAAACTGTTCAAGTCCAAATCCTCCTAGTGAGTCAAATCCAGATGACTCAAAGTTTTTAGGTAGTTCATCGTTTTGACGCTGTGAAATCATTTCTGATTGCTGCGTGCCTATAATTCTAGCACGCTCGTCTTTACGATCTTCTATATCTTGTTCTTTAGCTTTTTCTACATCAGCTCTAGCTTTTGCCAACTGCATATTAAAGTTAAATTCTTCACTCATTAAACCGCGTTTAATTTGAGCTTCAGTTTGCATGCGTTGTATTTCAAACTGCGACTTAGCTTGTTCTAGTTGAACTTTCTGCTCGTTAATAACTTGTTGTTTTTGAGTTTCAGCTAACGCTGCTCTTTCTGCAGATTCAGCATTAGCATTTGCTTGAGCTTGTATATTTGCTAACTGAGCTTGTTGAGCTTGCTCTGCTTTTATTTTTTGTCTATACTTTAAAAACTGATTAGCTAGCTTTAAATTTTTTATTTCTCTTATATCTATAGCATCTTCTAAACCTATTTGACCTGCTTGTAATGCTATTTGTATATTGCGTTCTAAACCTGCTTGCTCTTCTTCATCTGGTTCTAATTCTAAAAATATACCAAATTCGTGCATATTAAGCTTATCTACTTCGGCTAATGTAGATACATTAAATTGATTTATAGAACTCATTAAAGATTGTCTAAGCAGCGGGAACTCAAGCATGTCAGCAACGCGCAGACTTATATTTTCAGCCGAGCGTATTGTTAAATACATTAAAGACTGTAGTATATGTTTAGTAGCTGTATTAGAAGCTGCTGCTGCTAGTTTTTGTAACCCTACCAATGAATCTTTACTAGGTTGACTACCATCTCTAGCTTCGTTAAGCCCGGTCACGTCTCTAATCATTTGCAAGTAATACTGATACGTTTGTATAAGCGCTTGTATCTTGCTTATTCCAGACGATGTTTGTAGTTCTTGTATTGGTACTTTGCCTCTGTTAGGATCACCATCTTGTGTTAAGCTTCTACCTACAATACTACCAGTTTGGAAATACATATTTAAAGCCTCGGCAGGATTATAATTAGTACCATTGCCAAGATCAACTTCAGCTAATCCATCTACATCAACATAAACACCATCAGGTACCATACGTGATAGTACTTGCTGTAATTTTAAATGCGTAAGCTGTATCATATCAGCAAAACCAATACACTTACTTACTAATGATTCTATTCTACCCTTGTACATACGAGGAGCAGATATAGCATAATTCATTTCAACTTTAGTTTGATCGCTATAAGGTCTAGTCATGTTTTTAGCTAGTTCCCATTTAAGCATTTTTTCGTGACCAAGAATTTTAGCGCCACTATATAAAACCTCTATTGCCCTGTGCACCTTATTAAAGTTGTCAGTTTCAGGCGGATCAAATGAATCATCTTTTTCAAGAGCTTTTTCAAGACCTTGATCTGTTTGTTTTATTTTAAATACTTGATTTTGATAAGTTTTGTATTCAAAATATAATACTTGTATTAAGTTTCTGTCGTAATCATAATTATAAAAATTACTTCTATAATTATTATTACCTGAATATTCTTGTATTTCTTCTAGCTCTGATTGAGTTAAGTAAGGAAATTGTTTTTTAATTTCTTCAAGAGATAAACTTTTAACTTCACCTACGTAGTATATATCTTCAAAGTTAGGATCGTCTGTATAAGAATAAACTAAATTAGCTGGATCTACATAATCAACAGTAACACCATTAGCTAGATTAAAATTAGTTTTAACACAACTAATACCTAATACTGTTAAATCATAAGCTAATCGTTTTTTAGTTTCATCATATTTATTATAATTAAATACGTTACTAATGACTTCTTCTTCAGCTATTTCTATAGCTTGCTTATAATTTAATTGAAGATAAAGATCTAGTTCTTCTTTATTTACAGGTAATTCTTGAGGATCAGGCGATGCGTAAAAGTTTTGACCGGTAGCAGCGTTCAGCTGATCAATCATTTCTTTATTTTCTATATCACGCAAAGCATTAAAAGCAAAGTCAGTTCTTTGTTTTATAGCATACGGATCTGAAGCAAATGATTTTATTTCATAACCTTTATCAGTCATACCGTTAACTACAATATCTACAAATTTAGATAATACAGCTACTGGTTTCCAGTCTAAATTAAGGTAAGATAAATCACCATTAGTAGATAATTCATCTTTGTATTTTGCTACACTTTGTTCTCCTCTAGCGTAAAGTCTTAAATCATTAAACCTAGTCCAGTTTGTTCCAAACCTACCGCCATTTAAAGTTCCTCTGTCTCCTCTAAACCATTCGTCTTCCACAGCTTTTGCTACGGCTAAACCATATTCATAAGTCTTTTTCTCTGCGTCTGGTACTACCTGACTTGGAAAAGTGCTACTAGAATTAGTATAAATCATCTATTTTATTATTTTTGAAATACTACCTTGGTTATCAAACTTCTTGAAGCCCAAAGGAACAACATTTTTTTTAACTACGTTTACAGGTGTATACCTATTTTTATTGCAAGCCATTATTGCTAGACCTGAACTAATAGAAGCATCGTGCTTAGTTCTATTGTTTATATTAAACTTAGACCAGTCTTCTAACGTTTCTTGAAAGTACATGTTACCGTACATAGTTTCTTTAAGCCCAACGTGATCTTCTATATAAGATTCAATAGCAGCAGCGTGAGCTTGCTTAATATCTTCTGATGAGTTAGGTATTCCGCCTATCTCTCTTTCTGCAACAGAAAGTTTTAACTTATCCGGTCTGTTCATCGAGAAAGCTCTATAACCTCTACGTTTTAAATAATATAAAAGCCTAGGTTTATTATTCTCTGCAAGTATTGGCATACCGTAAAAGTGTAATGCCATAAGTACATCTTCAAAGAATATCTCAGCCGTTGGAGGTCTTGATATATATTCTAAGAAAAACATATTAACCGGAACGTTTTCCATACTAAACTTAGTAAGACCGTGCAAAGCACCTTTAGAACCTCTGTTGTCTACTGTTCCTGATATATCATAAGAGTCACAACCAAAAGCACCGCAATGTTCATTACCAGGGTGTTTAACTCCATTTTTTATTATTACACGATTTTGTAATTCTGCAGGTGGTACCCATGAAACTAAAAACCTTCCATTGGTACTAGGTATAAAGTTTACTATAGTATCTTTAACACCTTCGCTCCACATAAAATTTCCTCTTGTTACTAATTTAGAGTTATCAGATTCTTCATTATAATCTATCTGCTCGTATATCTTAGTTAGATTAAATAAAGATTGTTTTGTTTCATCTCTAAAAGCATGCTGCTCCGTTCGAGGAAACTGGCGGTAGTATTCGTTTAAACTATCCTGATCACCTTTTAAACCATCAACTTCGTTTTCCCAGTGGTTTATAACACCTACTTCAATTTGTAATCCATCTGATCCTTCAACCGATTTTGCCGGCGTATCAAAGACAGGGTGTCCATAAGTATCAATGAATCCTTCGTAGTTCCATTCCATAGGTATGAACAAAGAATATAATCCTGAGCTAGTTTGTCCGTTGCGGTTTCTTTTGGTAGCATCTGATGCATAGTACAATTTTTTAAAATTACCCCCACCTTTATCAAGAGAGTTACTTGTTGAACCCATCATACACTTACCTACAACTCTGCTACCTAATCTAAGGGTGGTTTTTGTAACCCTCCAGTTGTTTAGTATGTTATCAGGTCTTTCCCATTTACCTGATTCATCGTGCACAAGCAGCTTTAGTTTTTCACCATCATAGCTGTTATCACCTGTATTTTTCCAGTCAATAGTAGTATCAAGTCCTACAACTTCGTCAGGTGTTTCACCTTGATCTAGCTTTCTACGAGTTAGCTTTGACGCTGGTACTCTGTAAGCAAGCTCTGTTTTAGGCCGGTCCATACCGTCTTGTATTGGTTTAAAAAAGAAAGGGTAGTTAATTGATATTGGTACTACCTTGTCGGTAAACATTTTTTTAGCATCAGCCCCTGATTTTGATAAGATACCGAATCTTGCGTCGCTTGATATTGTTGCAAGGTTAACAGTTTCCCCTGATGCCATGAAGCTAAAACCAGACCTTCTGTTTTTGAGGTAGCACATACCATAGCATCTTGTGTCTGCTTTGCAAGCTTCCCAGAATATAAAGAATAATCTGTTTGACTCCCTAAAGTCTGCTGCCCCAACATCAATCTTACTCCACTGCAAGTACATGTAGTGAGTGCCAGTAAGATAAGTAGCAACACCTTTGTTATTGAACCAGTGACCTTCATCACGACGCTTGAACTCTTCGTCAATATACTCATACCATCTTTCTTTAAAGTGCTCCGGGTATTTATTCCACTCAAATACACTTTTTATTTTATTTAATTCTTTAGGATATTCTTCTCTAGACCATTTGTCTTTATCCTTATTTAGTTTACCTTTAAAAGGTGGTAATGCTATTTTAAGGTTTTGTATTTCATACACATCACCTATTTGACCAGTCTTACTTATAACGACTATGTCGTGTTCTTTGTTATAACCGTACTCCCACTTTTTGCTTTTGTTATTTCTTTTAAGCACGTGAGGTTTTACGTGATCTGTAAGTACAGTAAATAAATTTTGCTTGTACATTACTTAGATCTACCCTCTGCAAAACCCTGAAAGGATTTTTGTTTGCTATCACCTGATTTATCCTCAAGCATACTTTTTTCTTCTTCAATGCGGTTAAGTATTTCAAACGCATCGAATATAGCTAACTTTTTTGTTGCAGCCGCGTTCTTTAAACGATCAGCCGAAATGTCATCATCTGAATCTACAATAGGTTCTTTAGCTACCTTGATTAATTCCTCAACTGCTTTTTGCCCAGCTTGGATTATATTCAACTTGGTTTTCTTGGTGCTCATACTTAATTACAATATCATTTGATTTCATACAATAAAGCCGCTGGTCATTTATAATAAACTCAAACTCACTGTTAGGTGTAAACCCTATAGTATCTCCCTCGTTTATTCCTTTAGCTTCTAAGGACTTATTACCATACTTTAGTACACCAATAAGCTTTTGCTCTTTATCGAGCTCTAGATCGTTATTATTTTCAAGTGGCATAGCGAAGCATCTATCAGCAAACGCGTGCCATTTGTATATTTTTTTATATAAATATATTTGATCTATTTGACAAAAGTAAAGATCGTTTTTAAAAAACTTACTACTGTTAACCTCTTTACCTTTCATGTTATAATACCTTCTAAAGATATTATGATGAACTATAATTTCATCTCCTTCTTCTATAGGCGTATCAAAAGCAAGTGGCGTTGAAACTACAATAGCTTTATTGTTTACAAACTTATGTTTTTCAATACTACTATTTAGTAAAAGCTCTTTGCCATCTACGTCTATAGAATTATCATAAACCTTACCAACTGGCTTTATGATAAAATCATATACACTCTTCATTAATATTCTAAATCATACTCAACAGATACTGCCATGTGAGAATTAAATTTCTTCCACGGCAATACCTCGTTGTTTTTCTTTATATGAATATTATAAGAACTATCTTGATCATCAAATAAAATATATGCAATCTCGTGGCCACCATAAACTTGTTGGCCTACAGAGTAGTGCATAGCATCATTTTTATAATCAGAACCAATACTGATCTTTCTTATAACAGAATCCATTTTAGTCTTCTGCTTTAACTACAGCTAGATCGCTATCATCTTCATCTTCTTTTTCGATGATAGTATATTCTCCTGTAGACATATCAATATTGATTGCTCCGTATTCTCCTTCAAGATCTTTTTTAAACTCTTCTAAGTCTTTATTTATCCCAGCTATTTCGTGCAGAAGTGCGTGTTTGTTTGATTCCAAAACACCTATCTGAGTAAGTATTTCACTTAGTTTAGTATTGTGACCTTGTAAGGTTTCTAATTGTTTATCAGTAATTTTTGCCATTTGATTTAATTTAATTAATTTATAATAATATAGTTACACTATATTTTACTTTTCTACTCTGGTAAATCTTCGTATTCGTCTGCGTAATCAGCTGGTAAATATGATTCCATACCAGTTACTTGCTCAGCGCTACATTCGTCTTTATAAAAGTCGTTTGATAGTAACCAAGCAAAGTGGTCTTTAAGAACTTGTAGTTGCTCAGCTGAAGTTTCTTCATCTGC